ATTTGATCTCACAACTTTCGTTACGGCATAATAACTGGTCCCTCGAGAAATGGCAGAAATACTGGCCCTTCGAGGACGATTAACCGGAGTGAACGTCACATCAAAAATACTCTGATTAGTAACCCGAAGCATTTGTCTACAAAGATCCGCTTCTTGCTCTACCAAATTTAGCATTTCAACCTGATCTCCAAGACGCTCAACAACTTCAACCACTTCGGATTCTATTCGTTGATCTCTCGACTCAGCTTCCATACGTGCGAGCAACTCCTTAGCTAACTCACCCGCAGGATCATCAAAGACTGCCTCAATAAATTCATCAACAGGACGATCATCTGAAGCTCTTGCAATTTCCTCTGCTGTCACCATCATAGCTGGAACTCCAGGAATTTCAAGAACACCATCTCCAGCTAAAACTGCAGGAAATGAATCTATCACAACGGAACCTTCTTTAACTTCCTCATGACCATACTTTCTGACAGGATTGAAGATTTCGTCCAACCAGGCCTCATCAGCAACTGGATTCTCAGGAACATCTTCTTTCACAACAGGAGGAACACCAAGAACTTCTTCTCGAGCTGGAACCACAGGAATATCAACAATTGAATTTCCTTGAACTTCAGCACCACAATCACACGGACGCTTAAAACACTCCAAACACAAAGGTGCAAATGATATTCTCTCCTTAGTTTGCAGCTGCACATGCTCTTGCATGCGTTGCATTAAATATCGGAGAGCATCAGAACGCTTATCAAAAGCCACTATTGTTTCCATCTCATTTCGCACAGGATTGCTCAAAGGTTGGTCCAAATTAAATTCTGGAGCGACTGTTTTAAAGACATATGTAAATGCTTCCTCAAAATACTTCTCTGAAACATTTTTAAAGTCAAAAGTGTATTTAGATGGATCCTTCGGCAGAACCTCCAAATAAATATGAAGTCGTCGCAAAATAGCGATAGGATTATTCACGTAATTATGAACTCCGAGTCTGTCTATATTGGAAGTTACACACAATGTCTTAACATTCCAAGGGACTTTTCCTTTATTATGAGCTTCAGCTTGTTCTGAAAAATTCCTTAACGTCTGCATAATTCGAATAATTCTGTTGAACGGATCATCTGCAACTCGGTCTGGCTTAGAAACTCCAAAATCATCAAGCAACACATGAGGGCCTCCACTATATGGATCATCAAACTTAGAATCAACGCCTATAGCGACACTTTCCGTAGTCTTTAGCTCCCACACGTGGGAGGAAATTCTCCAAATGTCGTTAATCATAGTGGTCTTGCCCACTCCTGGAGGACCAACAAGGGCCACTCCAAAGGGTAATGGACGAGATTCGCTTCCGGAGTTAAAATAATTAAACGCCGAAAACCTCGACTCAAAATGCCTCACCAATGGTTTTCCTAAAATTGCACTCAATTCTCGATATCTCTCATAATCAGCTATCAATTGAGGCAACCCTCCATCACGATACGGAAAATAATCTCTTTGATACACCACAATCGGTTCTGCGTCCATGGAATG